CCTATAGTGTAGTAAGTGTAGGCATTTCCAAAAAACATTTCGGGTTTTCCGTTGCGTTCAATAAAGTTCATAGCAGATAAAAATAAATCATCGTTGTAATCTTTTCTGCATATCCAGCTATGTGGTATCGATGCCATAGTTTTAGCAAATGTAAACTTAGCAATCTCTGTTAAGAATTTTTCTGTATTCTTTTTGTCTTCCATAAATAACCATTCTTTTTTTATCATAACGATGTCCCTCTTAGTATTACTGTTTCCTTAATTTGCTCAGAATGAAATAAATTATTTATGTACTCAATTACTCCAGTATGATTAAAGTCTTTGCAAGAATATATATCTGCTGAAAAATATCCTTGCTCTGGGAATGCGTGAAATGTAAAATGTGACTCCATAAAAATAATTCCACCAGTTATGCCAGTATCTTTTTTCTCAATCATAGTTTCATCTACGACATAGATTAAAGTGTCTGACAAGGGTTTTAAGCCAATCATTTGTGTAACGTCACGTAACATAACCTCGATGTTAGTTCTGTTCCATAGCATATCTCTATTGCATTTATATGCGTCTATAAGTAAGTGTTTTCCATTTTTCATTCTACTTCTACATTAAATTCGTGTCCACATTCTGAACACATAGTTTCTATATATTTTCTTGTTGTTCCTTTGTTGAAATTACTGCCTAGATTATTTGATGCTTTTTCTATTTCATCTTCTGTAACCATTTTGTCAGATTGTTGTGGAAACAAAACTGGCTTAAACTCCTTATCATTATCAATCTTGTTTTCCCAAACTCCAAGACCCCATTCGTTTAACTCGCTAGCAGTCCATTCGTTTGCAAGAATGTCCCAGTCCCATTGTCCAGACCCCACGTTGTCCTTTATAATAAATTCATTCCTTGCCTCATTATATGTCTTACTAGACTTAGACTTTTTATGATACTCTTCTGAGTACACGATTACTGGTATTTTTTCGTAACCAAGACTTGAGTATGCTTTATGCCTCATATTACCACCGATTATAATCATATCTGTATCAACCACAATAGGTCTTAGTGATAGCATCTCTGGAAATTCTTTGACACTTTTAACTAGGTCATCAAATTTTTCCTTGTTTATTGTTCTAGGGTTTTCTAAATTCTCTTTGAGCATAGAAACATCTAAGTATTGTATCTCTAATGTTTTCATTTAATTTTTAATTTTAGTTGCAATATTCTATTTTTAATTTTTTTCCTTACATTCTCCTTTGGCATTCTGTCTAGTAACTGCTGGAGTTTTTGTATCATTTTTCTTCTGGATATTTCCATTCCCAAGATTTTTTTAGTTGTGTTACTTTGTCTATGACTTCATTAAATCTATCTGCTGGCATACCCTCAAAGATGTCATTAATAAATTGGTTTTTTATAGTTGACTCTGCATAGCCTAAACAATTAGTTTTTAGTGTGTCATATTTAAACTTTAAATCACTATACAATTCTTTTAAATTGTTAGGCTCATCATTATGTATGTAAATATTTTGAGCAAACTCAAATGACTCTTCTAATTCTGCAAGTCTTGGGTTTCTACTCTTATGCTCAAGGTATCTTTTTTCTAAGTGCATAGCATTTGCGTGGTCCATCTTTTTTCCTTTGCTTACAAAATACTCGGCTATTCTGACCCAAGGTATCTTTGCTTTGTTGTGCAATAAATAAACTAACAAACTCCTAAGTTCAACATAGTCACGTCTTCTTGAGTTATTAAAGAAATTTACGTCTGACAAGTCAAGTAGCTTTCTGCCTATTTTATCTGCTAGATGCAAGTTCTTATTTATAATGTTTTTTTTCTTTTTATTCATTTCTGAGTTTTAGTAATAAGTAACACTCTGCATATTTTTCCTTAGCCTTACTTTTGTATTTGTCTTTAAATAGTTTGTACAATTTTCTTCTGTACTGAAATTCTGTAACACAATCTTTGTAGTATTTTTCTGCAAACTTAATTCCTTTGCCTTTAAAATAATTTACATTATCGGCTGCATCTCCTACTATGCATTGTGCGTAAAAATTAAATAGTGCCTCTTCCTCTGATATGTCATAAACTTTCCTATGCTTAAAGTGATAGTTGTAAATTAATGCTGGGAACTGCTTATAATCTTTGTCAATAGAAACTATCATAGCCTCGTTTCTCCCGTGGTCTTGTGTAATTTGATACCAATACCTTGCTACCATATCGTCTGTTTCTACTCCATAACCTACGATGCTATCATATTCTTTTTTAACATAGTCGTGCATTTCTCCTAAAAATGGGGGCAGATTATTGTAATCTCTATTTGACTTGTACTTTTTTGTTATAAGGTTTCTAAAATTACCTCTGCTACTGCTGAAAGTTAAAACCTTGTCAATATTGTAATGCTCTTCAAGGTCGTTTACTATTCTCATAAACTGCTCATCAAACTTTACTTTGCAATCTTCTAAATTGTCAAAGTACATATCGTCATCGGGTGTCTGTCGTTTCTTATAATTGCTGGCAAAAATAAGACTATCTGCATCTACTAATAAAATCATATCTCTGTAAGTGTTTCTTTTATTAATTTAAGATGCATTTTCTGCATTTTCTTTTGCTCCCTACATACTTGGCTAATAATAAACGGCAAGTCTCTGTATAGCTGGTTAACCTCTAAGACTAGGCAACTCTCTTGCCCCCAGTTATCGTAACCAATATATAATTCTCCGTCACTACAATGTAAGCTAGTAGTTTCTCCTACATAAGTATGCGTTCTTGCATCTTTTAGTTGAGCCTCTAAGTGCTCAATCTTTTGTTGTAATTCTTTTTTAGTCATCTGTTGTTATATTAAGTCGTAAATAATTTCTGTTCTTTGCTTTTTTTACTTGGTAGTTAATCGATATGTCTGATATAGATGTGTCAGCTTTTATGTGATACTCTATCTGCTCTTTTAACCTTTGCCAAACTGCCTCGTTTACCATTATATACCTAAGTGTTTATTCATCTCTGTAAATTTGTCGATGCTGGTCTGTAAGTCTTTTTTAAACTCTGGCGCTAACTCCTTTAAACAATTAGTTTCGCTATCGTATTTCAAAAATGTCCTTGCTCTAAATGCTATTTCTAGCAATAGTCTGTATTCACATTTTTCTTCTGCTTGTAATTTTTCTATTGTAGTCATTGTGTCTGTCATATTATTTTGATTTTATCCAAGTTACTAATAAATTTGATGCGGTCTTTTTGTCGAGTGAAAACTCTTCTTGTATGTAAGGAGATGCTCCGAACATATTTGTTACTCCGCTATCTCTTAGATTTTCTAAGAAATAAAAAACGTCTGCTTGTAATTGTTTTTCGTCTGTCATTGTTTTAGTTTTAAATGATTAATAAAAAAAGCTAGTCGTAAAGTTGCTGAATGTCCGAGTGCGTTCAAACTCGCTGCTTCGCTTTTTCGATGAGGACTTTTTTCTTGAGGACTGCTCCGATACCCCGACTAGCTTGTTTTTAAAGATACGCTTTTTTATACTTATAAACAAATATTTAATAACTTAATTTTAAAATTTAGTCAAATTAATTCTAACTGCTTGATTTTCTTTGAGCAGATACACGTCTTTTAGCATTCTCTTTTTTGTGTAAAATGTAGTATCTGGGCAGTATTTTTTTTCAGTAGGTGGCATATCTAAGGTATTAAGCCAGTACATAAAATTACCTTTGGGGTCATTAACAAAATAAATCTTAATGACATCTTTGTCAAGACCCATAAGAGCATCGTACTTGTCCTTTTCCAGCATCTTGTCTTCATAGTACTTAGTGCGAAATTTCATCTCTATAACGCAATCCTTGCCCTTGCTGGTTTTACCCTTTGCATCATAAAGATTATTGCCAGCTCCAGTCCACTCCAAGTTCCAGCCGTCTACATTTAGAAGCATAACTACTGCCCGTTCCCATTCGTTTGCTTTATTGCCCATTGTCCCATATTATATTAAGGTCTTTAATCCAACTCTTTATTGTCTTTGGACTACAAGTACAAGGTTTGTGAAATTTGTGGTTATAATATTTTGCGTGGTATTGACAAATAATGGTATACTCTATATCTGACAAAGTGCTTTTTTTGCTATCTCTAAATTTTGACCAGTTCTCAAAATCTTGTTTTTCAAATTTTACCATCTCTCAATTTTTATTTCATTTAACTTTTTTCGTCTGCCGTCACAACCGCAGTCTGTACCCCAGTGTTTATGGTATCTTTTTACTAGGTACTTTATGCCAGTATATTTTGTTAGAAAATGTATTGCATCTCCTATTCGAATTTTTGTTCCCATATCTTTGCCAGTCTTTTTGGTAGGTTTCTATGTAGTTTCTTAATCGGTTTTCTGTTCCCATAATGCGTGTACTCCATTACCTTATTGTACTCTGGTAGCTTAATAATCTCATCTATTGTTTCTGTAATGTTGAAGACAGATATGCCATTCTTGTCACAAACGATATATATAAATGTTTTACCTTTTACTTGCGAGCAGTGATAATTTGTACTGAGTTTTAATGTTTCTATAAGTTTAGTGTCGTATGCAGAATATCTATGTTTTACTTCTACTATGACATTATCGCCCTCTAAATCGTATGCGCTTAATGGATCTGTTACTCTCTTAATTTGAGACTTACCTTTTTTGTTCCACCAGTTTACTACTGCCATTTCTTGTTTCACTAATTCTGCTCCAATCATATTTGCTTTTTAAGTGTTTTTTTAACTCTGTTATATGTCCTTACTAACGATGCGTAGGTTATGTTAGACTCCCTACTTAATTGAGCAATCTTAATGCCTTGGTTAATTATGTCAAAAACCTTTTGGTCGTACCAATACATTTTGTCTAGTTTATCTAGTATCTTATTATATGACTCATCGTACTTTACTGGTTTTTCTGCAGTAAACAATTCTTTAAATTTGTACTTTACGTTCTGTAAATCGTCATCTATTGATACCATAGGCATCTTAATGTTTTTCTTGTTAAAATCGTATGCAATACTTTTTAGTGTCTTGTATATATAATAGTAGTTTATTTCATCGCCATACATTATGCCTGTCCCGTTTTCTAACTTTGCCTTAATCTTAATGTACATATCTTGTACGGCATCTTCTGCCTCTTCTTTGCTGAGTCCAAACGTCTGAACAATCTCAATCCAGACGTTGTTTTTTTTTGCAATTAAAATTAAAGTTTTATTAATCATTACCTTAGTGGGTCGTATAAATCTGTTACTATCGTTGGCAGTCCCTTTTCGTTGACCTCGAAGCTAAATGTATCAAAAGAATATCCTCTGCTCCTACCACATTTTACAGTGGTCCAATCTCTATTTACTGTGTTGGCTTCTAAGGCTATAATTGTTTCTGCCTTTTTTTCTAGTGCCGAGCCTAAATGTCCCGTGCCTAGTTTTGTACTGCCGAAATTTTGATGTATAATATTTATTATGTGACAATTAAATCGTGTAGACCATTTCATTAATTTTTGAGTTATTAATGAGCATTCGTCTAAGTCATTAACGTTTGATACTAGGTCTGCAATCCCGTCTATAATTATAAGTGACGGCTCTTTGATGTTCTCTGTTAAATAGTAATCTATAAAGTCAATTCTGTCTTTGTGACTTATTGTCCTAAGTGCAAAGGTGTGGTATTTATCTGCTGGTATTTTACTATCCATATCTAAGGGTCTGCGAAAAACCTTAGATGCGTGCCATAATCCTTGCTCGGTGTCGAAATGTACTAGGTCGCCATTTTCTCTGTGACCTTTAATGTCGCCACCATAAATATTTGTACCGCTAAGATATGCGCTTGCTAATAATGAAACGAAAAATGTTTTCTTGGTTTTGGGGGGTGCGGTTATTACCGACAAGTTGCCGTATGTACCTAGTGCTACTGGTATTAATGTATCTCCTTTATCTGATTGTATCACTTTCTCGCCGTAGCTTAAACATACTGGTGGATATTCTTGTTTCTTTTCTATGTCTACTTTGCAGTCGTGCTCTATATACTGCATAAACATATTGTGTTCTGTTTCTGTTTTTTTAGTCATTAAGTTTATGTAAAAAGGTGCTAGTTTTAGCTAGCACCCTTGATTATTATTTATGTTAAAATGGTAGGTCATCTTCTGTATGCTGAGTTTTAGTAACCGACTCAAACTTTGTTTCTGGAGCATCGTCTCTTTCTGCTAGTGTGACCTTGCCGTCTGTCCAAATAACTTGTCCGTTGCCTAAATAATTTCTTGGCGCTTTGGCTTCTCTCTCCTCTAGTGTTTGACTATCCATAAATGCTACGTTATTGCCGTACCTAGTCTCATCTCCTACTGAGATTGTGAGATTGTAATATACTGCCCCGTCTTTGCCTTTGATAAATTTTTCTTTTGGCAATTTGTCTACTCTAATGCTTCCTTTAATTAATGTACTCATAGTTTAAAATTTAGTTATTGTTACTTATTTAATTTTTCAAATCTTGCTGATTTTTTATTTGTTCGTGTATAAGAATATATCTGACTTTTTTCGTCACAAGCTATGTATCTTATTTTGTCGTTTAATGGTTTTTTTACTTTGCGTTTCATCTTACTTGCTTTTTTTAAAATCTTCTGACTCATCTTCGCCGAAAACTCCTAGCTCATAGAAACCAGTTATTTTGAGTATCGCTCTTGATAGTGCCCTCTTTTCTGCCATTTCTGTGACGTACCAAGAGTTGCAATTTCCGTCTGCGTAACCTTTGCCTTTAAGTGCAGAGCCGTATGTTTCTATTGTGGCATCTCCTTTACTTGCGTATGCTTTTATAACTCCAAAATCTCTTTCTGCTTTTATAATCTCAAAATTGATTTTTATGTTTTCCTTAGCTTGTATCTTTTCAATACCTTGCCTTGTAATAATTACATAGTGCTTGTGCTTGTAAACGTCTGACTCTGTAAGTTCGTAATTTTTGTATAGTTGTACTAATTTTTCTCTGTCCATTTTGTTATTGTTTTAAAGTTATTTCTAATTTTGCTTCTACAAATTCTAGTTTGTCTTTGTAGTCTTCTATCTGTTTTTGTAACGCATCTATTCTAGCATTGTAATAGCTGACTAAATGCTCTGTCGTTTCTTTTGAGTAGCTAGTCATTACTTATATTGTATAATGTAGACTTCGCTCTGTCAAGTTCTTTGTAAATAGCCAGTTGCTCGAATGCGTCTGCTTGTACTACTGCTAGTTCTAGTTTTGCCTCTAGTTTGTTTATTAAATTTATGAGGTCGTGTTTCTGTGTCCTCATTAGTGTTTGATTTTAATGGTTTGTAAATATCTCATTCTGTCGGTTACTTGCTTTTTAGTGAGCCAGCCGTTAACTGTATTTTGTTTATCGGTTATTGTGCTCATAATCTCGAAGCTAGTTTTGCCGTTGCCGTATAAGCCGTCTGCTCCACCAACTACTGATATGTATGCTCCGTTGTCAAATACTAATCTTGCGTGTACCGCACCGCTTACTGCCGAGTGTGGCTTAAATTCTAAATGCTTAAATGTTTTCATTGTTCTGTGTTTTAAGTTATTAATGTTTTTAAAGATACGAAAAATAAAACTTATAAACAAATATTGCATAAAAAAAGGGTCAAGGCGCTTGCAACGACCTCAACCCTCAACTTAATAACTAAAACAGAAATGCTAATGTACAAAATTAAATCTTAGAAAACAAATCTTTGTAGTGACTAATCATCTCTATAATTTCAACATCTGATATTTTTAAGATCTGCCTAGATTTTCTCTGCAATTCTTCTGCGGTGTTTTTACCAAATTTAGCATCTAGGTTTACACTAAACTGATATTGTTCTCCATATCTAAAAACATTACAACCAGCACATTGTACTTGACAATTAGTTTCGTCCCACCTTGTAGCATAATGCTTCCTACTCATAAAGTGTCCATTCTGTAATTTTTTCCAATGGTCTTTTTTACCACAAGTAAAACAAGTTGCTATCTCGTTGACAGAATTTTTTTTCCTTATATATTGGCTAAATATTGCATCTAGGTTTTTAACCAGCTTGCTCCTTTTTGGTTTTTTAGATTTCATTATCTATAACCTCAATTATGTTTCTAAGTTCGCTTCTTTCAAATTCTCCAACAGATACATCGTTGATAATCAGTATGTAATGGTCTTTATTTGTCTTAATACACTTAGTGTTTTTCATAGATATTATTTGTTTTTTACTGAAAAAAGTAATAACTTTAACAATTTTTAATACAGTAAAGATAGTAATATAAATAAAAAATAATACTAAATATAATACTATAAATAAAGATATTAAAATAAAGCTTTGGGAATGTATCTAATTTTTCTGAGAAATAGTTTTGTACTTATTAATTCCTCTGCTACCAAAGTATGCTACATAGGTTGTGATTAAAAGAGATTTTAATAAATCAACCCATTCTGTAGATACTAAAAACTCAATCTCTAAGCTATCAAGTAAAATAAGTAAGAAACTTGATACAGTTAAAAAAATAAGCATTAAAGGTCTGACATTTTTAGACAACCAACTATCGCTAGTCATATCTGAGTCCCACCTTTTAGAAACCTCTTGTGCTTCTGTAATATCCATTTTAAGGAGTTCTAATGCGTGTTCTTTGTTTGGTGGTGTAATCTTATCATCTTTTTGTATAAGACTCCCTACCAAGCTTAAAATGCCCGCATCTGGCACTACGTCACCTATTGACTTTAAAACATTTGGTGCGTGGTTTGTCAGAAACCTACCTACTCTAGTATCTTTAAACTTTTTCTTGTTTTTTCTTTTTTCCATTATCCTTGTTTAACAGATACCACTTATGAAGTGTGTATCCTATTGTTACAACCAGTAATATGATTTTAAGTACTATGTCTATATTTGTCATTGAAAATAAAAATGTTCCTAAGTTTATAAGCAATGTTTTGTAGTCTGTTATCATTTCTTATTAATTTGTTTTATTTTACACGAAATGCTTGTTTTCTATTTTTTACTGGATTAAAAGATACGTGTATCCATTTTGGGTTTACTCTGCCGTACTCCCATATTAGCTGGTCGTATTCTAAATTGTCTTTTATGTAGTAAAATATTTCTGCATTTGTTTTCAGACCCATAGTTGTCAAATCAATAGCTTGCCCTTTTAGATGACTGCTGGTTTTACTCCCACCGATGCCAGTGTTTAAATCTTCTGACCTAAAAAAACTATTTACTTTTATTGGACCACCGACCCATTTTCTAAGTGGCTCGAAAACTTCTTTTGCTATTAGCTGCATATTTTCTAATTGCTCATCGTTTGGCTCGTTTTCTATTTTATGCTTTTTTGCATAGTCAGAACGTACTGCTTCTTTGTAACTAATATGTTTGCTTATTTTTTTCATAATTATTTTTTTGGTATGCCTATTGGTGCATCTCCTATCGGCTTAACTGGTTTTATCTTTATTTTATAATCTTCTATAATGTTTTCTGTAACATCTTGAACATTTCGGTCTTTGCTATCATACAAAATAAATTCCGATACATTCATATCTGTATTTTGTCCAAGTAAAAAATTATATGGTGTCCTCATAGCCGAAGCAATATTATATAATGCAAGTATAGTGTAATCACTTGAAAACTCAAACAATCCTTTGTTTGGGAATGTTGGTCCAATATTGTTTTGATTTATATCTGAATAAACTAAACTTTTAAGAGAATTAAAACCAGCCCATTGCAATAAGTTCATTGGTGTTTTTTGTATATCAGTAATAATTCTATTGCCGTCTATACCTATTTCTTGAGATTCATTAAAAGATGCGGTTAAATATCCTCTAAAATCGCCTAGTTCTGGTCTTATTCTCTCTTGATGTAAAAGGTAACAATCAGAAGCAAATTGTAAGGTTGGTTTTTCATTCTCAGTTTGTAGCTTGCCGTCTTTTATTAAATAAGGTGCACTAAAAAAATTATCAGCTAAAAGGTCTTGCTCAGTGCCAGCTTGGTCGTACCATTTTACAACTCTTATAGTTTCATATTCAAGAAATTTTAATATTTCATTTTGCTTAATGTCAAATTCCTCTTCACCATTTGAAATTCTTGCAACAAATTGATTTGGGTCATTAGTAAGGTTTCTTAATGAATAAGCACTTTCTGGAGTTCCAAACCTACCAAAAAAAGAATTGTCATTACCACAAGCATAAGAGTGATATATGTAACCCCAGTATACATTATTTTCGCATGCTCCAGCACCCCACCAACTTTTTGAATATATCTCGTTTGCCATTACTTTTTTGTTTTTTTAATCTTTTTTAAAAAGACCTTTAATTTTTTAATGTTTATTTCTTTTGGCTTGTAACTCATATTACCCAACTATTAAATGTCGCTTGATAACTAGGATAAATGTCATCATTTACGTTGTTAGTGTACTCTGGATATGTCGCTTGATTAAAACACATAAAGTCTATAAATCTACGAGAATACCACTCTGCGTTTGTTCTCGCCTTTTCAACTAAAAAGTCAACCTCGTTTTTGTCAGCCGTTTCTGCGTTTTCAGAAGTGTGTTTGTAAACTCCACCATTCTTAATTTGATAAGCTGCAAAAGGTATGTAGTTGGATTGTGCGTACCATATAAGCATCGGCACTATATAGTCATCTAAAATAAGTTTCCACCTTGCATTTACTGGCAAATCAATTCCAGCTATAATAGCATTAGTAAGACCCTCATACATCTTTGTCCCTATAATCTGTTGTATATCTATTTCTTGAGATAGTTTAATAAATTGTATAAACTTGTCAGTATCAACGTTCCCGTCAATAATAGAATTTCGTACTAAATCAGTTCTATTTATAAATAATTGTGTTGCCATATATTTTTAGTTTGGGTATGCGCCTCTGTCTTTCATATCCGTTGGCGCTATGCCAGCATCAGTATATTCTTTTCCTTTTGGTTGGTATGAGTTTGGTATTGAATTTACTTCTGTACCTCTTGATATGTATTTTTCGGTTTTATCTTTCATTCTGTACAACTCTTCTTGCCAATAGTGTCCGCAGTAAATACCACCCTTAAACTCAAAAAGAGAGTAATCTCTACCCTTGTGTCCAAATTTGTTATTTACACCTTTAGCAGTAGCATTATCGATGTCCTCTTTTCTGTAAACAACACCTCTTGACGTTCTACTCATCATTGTCTTACAAAAATCTCTGCTATTTGCAGATGAAACCCTCTCTTGATAAGTGTATCTTATTTTGTAATATGACTTGTCAAGTTTACTCTCTTCATTTGGCTTAGATGTTATAAAATCTGCAAATTTTCTTAGACTAGATTTTTTCTTTTTTATTCTTGAGTTTGCCCACTCTTCAACATCTGTATTTTTTTCTGAAACCTCTCTTGCTTCTACTAACTCATAATCATCTCCTATAATTTCAAAATTTAATGCCTCTAAAATAGCTGCACCCATTTCGTCTGTGAGTTCGTTTTTATCAGATGACATTTCAACACCAGTTTCCTCTTCAATAGTTTCTCTGTCTTGTAGGGTTTGGTCTACTTCTGTAAATTCAAGCGGTTGTAAGGTCGTAAAATATAGGTTTAAGCTGATATCATTGTAAGCTAGTATATTATCAAAGCAATCAATTAAAAGTTCTTGAAAAGGTCTTATAACGGTGTTATCCATTAACAGAGATGCAGTTTTAATCTCGTCTGCATTATTACCTAGTCCAGAGCCGTCTTTAATTCCTAAAAGCATAGGCGATACAATCCTATGAGCAACCATTATTTTTGACGTACTCTCTTCCGATAAGAATTCATACTGATTATGAGCATCACTTAATTGTACTGGAGTTATTTCTGCTTGACTTTCTTTGTTGTCATTAAAAGCTAGTATAAATTTTCCAGCATTAGATGTACCCGAAAACTTCTGTGCAATCTTAGTTTCAATTAATTGTCGTTCTTGCTGGTTTGGTGTCCCGTTGTTAAAGTTAATTAGCATACTAGGTGCTAAACCATTTAAGATATTGTTTAAATGATAGTTTGAAACCTCCTCTTCTAACTGTGCGTACTGCAACCCTCCTTGGTAATCTACGGGTGAGTAGTAATAAAAACCACTCTTGTATGGCTTAATGTAATATATTTCAATACCCTCGCTTGACA